TCGCGGAGTCCCATCCTTGTCCTCACCATGCATGTTCTACATGGCACCGCGTCAAGCGGGAGAGCAATCAACACGGAACAACCAAAGTTATGATGAAGCTAAAATTAAATGAAAGAATCTTTCTGATCCTGACATGTAATAATAGCGAACACCAATCTTTAGTTGAACAATGCTGGTTGAGGTACAAAGAAGAGTTTCATCGATCAATTAAGACCAATGGTCCTCGATGGACCTTGGCACGCTATAAGAGTGCTTACAGATATGTAAGTCACCATTATTTGCGCTTACCACAAACCCCTATCCCTTTCATGAAGACAAATCGTTCAGGTTTTCCGAAAATATTATTACCTTTAAGGCCTATAATGTTCGAAGAAAACGAGAAGATTAATCGTAGAATAGTAATGGCGATTGCCAGAATTTTTCAAACGATACGTCTACCTATAGAGCCCGAACTGCATAAAATAACTGATCCAGGAGAGGTTTTATCCCCTCAAATGATTAGAAGTTTTACAAAGTTCGTGGAGTTATGGGTTAAACGTGTTCTTCATAAAGGATATGGACCGTTGACCAATTCAAGAGCAATACATTCGATGAAGTCAGGCCCAAATGGGCAGGCTTTAACGTACGCATCTCTTGATGCAGCAGCGGTTTCTCAGGATGTAAAGATGTGGCATTCTATTACTTCACTCAATACCTTGCTAGGTAACGAGTGGGTAAATAAAATGTTATTATCAAATACCCCTGATGAACAAATGAAAGATGTTATACATTCCAAACTCGGCTTCTCAGCTGAGGGAGGAGGTAAAACCCGGACATTTGCCATATGTGATTATTGGAGCCAACTGACACTAAAACCTATACATTCCGCACTTCTGCGGATACTAAAGAAATTAGTGACAGATGCTACTTATGATCAAACTCGAGGATTCAATAGGATCTTAAAAGAGTCTCTGGGGAAAGAAACATTTTGTTTCGATCTCTCTGGAGCTTCTGATAGGATTCCTTTGCGTCTTCAAGAAATAATCATAACCAGCATATTTGGGAGAGAAATTTCCCATCATTGGTCAACAATAATCGCGGATAGAGAATTCCAATCAAAGTTCGGAGCAATCCGTTGGACGGTAGGACAGCCTTTAGGCCTACTATCATCCTGGGGAAGCTTTGCACTTTGGCATCACATCCACATTGAGTATTTGGCAAACTCTATCGGGATTCATTCCTTTAGAGAATATCAAGTACTTGGTGATGATGTGGTGATTTGGAATTCAGATGTCGCTGCACTATATAGGACCTCTCTTCATGAGATCGGAATTCCGATCAATATGGAGAAAAGCCTACATGGTGATTCTCAACACTCACAGATAGAGTTTGCCAAAAGGCACGCAATATCCGGTGAAGAGATATCAGGTCTCTCTTATTTATTACTTGATACTGACAAGATTTCTCAAGTCAGTGAACTAATACAAGTAATGAATGAAAGGAACCTGGTAAACGAGGATCGTTGTTTCAAATTGGTTCCTCATCCCCATAAAGGGTTTAGGGAACGACTTAATTTCTTAATATGGTTTACACTGGATGTAAGCTCCGACCAAAAGGCCGGATTACTTACTATTCCAGTTACGGAAGATCAGATTTCCAAATTGGTAATCGAGATCCGCCGGAACCGTATTAAGGATAAAGTCATGAATGTTGAAGAGAGAATCAAGAGGTTTATACCTTTAGATGAACTCTTCCTCATTCATCGTTTGCCGTACAACGAGACGGCATTGGGTTTGACTGGACATGACGACGAGGATTTACTTCATCCAGTAGTTAGAGTATCGGTCGAAATAGGTATTAACCTACAAGAGCTTTACTTCAAATTCCTGATGAATGAAATCACCGACGACATGATAGATGATCTAGAATATCTTCCTAGTACTCCCAACCGCGAGTTCTTCTATAACAGTAAAACTGCTAGAAAAGAGTTTTACTCAACGGTGGTGCTTGATGCATATGCTCAAGTAAAGCTATTACAACAAACTGAAGTCGAGGGATAAAATATCGACTCTACGGTGTCAACCGCAGGATCTTAAAGATCACGGACCATTTTGTCCGTGGGGACCGCTAAG